CTGTCTTAAGTTTGTCTGCGCTGCCGCCATGACAAAGGTCGCAAGTACCAGCAATCCTTTTCCAGGTTGGTAAGGAAAGACTCGATAGGTTTGCCTTATTGCCTTTGAGCCTGATGTGGTATCAGCGGCTAAGAGGACCGCTGCCTCATTTGAGCTATAAGTTATAGACGCACCATTAGCCGTGGACTCACTAAACTGGTTATCCGCTGCGTAACGATTCTGGCTATCAAAGAGCGTATAGGGTTCACTGACGCGTTGACGACCAAACGCATCAAAATAAGTACCAGGAAACGTTACCGGTAAGGATGATGTCGTTGCCATAAGCCGCGCCAAAAGATTGTCGAGTCGATTAAAGTACAGACGTAAGACGTTGTTAAATCCCTCCTGATACCGTGAATCATATTGCAGTGGTGCAAGAGGTAGGTTGGGTGGGACCACCCGTTCAATTTCATAGTCAGTAGTGACAACATAAGTCATGCGCCGCCTCCTGTTGCACGACCGTCAGGTTTCATATCAATCCTTGGCGCACCAAGTTGCCATGTTGTACCAACTTTATTAGAACGTACTTTGAGGTATGCCTGACGCGCACGGAAGCGTGTATAGATCTGAGACGTAAATTCGTCTATGGGGTAGTCAGCAGCAACAACTGAATCTGCCGCAGGGGTGCCCGCAGGTGAACCAGAACTACGCTTGGGGTAAATACTAAAAGTTACTTCGGGTTCTGAGTCGTCAGTTGATCCTGTAAAAGTCAGATCAGGCACTGTACGGTAGACGTACATAAAACGGTCGCCATCTTCGAGATCAAATTCAGCCGATTCAATATAAGCGTCAATAGCGGCTACAGTATCACCAGCTTGGTCATCAACCCCGTACTCTTGGTTCAATATACGATGATTATAGTCAGCGGACTGCGGGTAATCTCTTAAGCCGGAATCACTCCATGCCGTTCGTGCCATAGTGCCGTAGTACCAGACTTTTTCAAGGTAGTTGAACGTGACGTAACGATCAACCGTTGTATTGTCAGCAGAGCAATAAAACCACCAGACTTCGTTAAAACCCTCATTAGTGCCAGCAAAAATTTGATATTTTTGATTTATATTTAAGTCGCTAAATACGTATCGACGTAAATCGCAGGGTAAGGTTTGAACACGTCCATCATAAGCATAAAACTTATCAACGCCCATCCAATACACAACGCCTGAAGCGATAATAATTGCGTTTGGACCAATAATAGAAATGTTGTCACCAAGTAACTGAGCACCCCAAACTAACGGTGCACCTATATATTGCAAAGAATAAGCAGCAGAATCAGTAAGTGTAAAAATTTCTTGACGTGTTTGTACTGAAGTAACCAATTCAGACCCGTGAGACAACCTCAAACTACCTGCTTGGTTAGTAATTTGTGGGTACCAATCAGTCAAACTTTCTTGATCTGCCCATCGAACAATCATGGGGTCAAACGCGCCAGACACTGAATCAGCCGGATCATTAGCACCAAACGCTAACAAAAAGCGCGATATATCTGACACATAAATATAATTAACTTGTGTAGGGGCGTGTGTAGAACCAGATAAAGTATTAATATTTATTGCGCGACTACTTAAGCCTAATGTGTAATCCCAGTAGTAAACAGACCCACCTCGTGGCGCAAAGACGAGATCTTCACCCCAATTCATAGCACTCCAAACTCGTGCTTCAGTGGTAGACCCGCCACCAAATCCCCAACTACCAGCTCCCCATGCACCCACACTCCATCCAGAAGACGGTGTTGTTATTTCTGCCCCGATTGGTAATTCATAAGAGGCGAGTACAGTGTCGCCAAATGGGGAGTTAGAAGCATCGACTGAGTTTGCTGCAACGCCCAGTTCAATACTGTACGAATCTGCATTTATATACGTTATTTCAAATTCATCATTTAAATCATCGGCTGTGATACTACCGCCAACAAAACTTATAGTTGCGCCGGAAAAAATAACGTAATCGCCACTTTCTGCACCATGCGCGGAATCTGCAACAACAACAGTATTTGACCCAGAAGTAGCGTAAAACGGGTCGATTAACGAAACTGTATCTGCAATAGGCGTAATGTCATGGTACACGCCGTTATATTCAACGTAATACTTAGTGTTTGTTCCGACACCTAATAGGTTAGCTCCAGTATTTGCGACCCAGTTCCACAAATTACGACAAACGCCGTTAAACTGATTAACCGAATACTTAACCCAACCACCAATCTTCTCTGGTGTACCCTGACGGAAACGTACTTTGTCGGACACATACCAACCACCTTCGTTGGTGTATCTCGTGTTTTCGCGGTTAACTCCGCTCTTAAAAAGAAGTTTACGTAGGGCCATTATTACCTCATCAATGCAGCTTCAGCCGCACGGCGGCGAGTAAGTCCTGGGAGCACACGACCAGCAGCTTTGTTCCACTTGAGGCATTCCTCTGCTGCACCATCCCAGTCCCCCGCATCAATACGTTTCTTGAACGTGGAAACCCTATAGTTCCCTAAACCGCAATTGTATGCCCAGCTAGTCACAGCAGCAATGCGTCGAGGCAAAGCGCCAGCTAGTTTGGGCGAAAACTTAAAGAGCCCTCGGACAAAATACTCGACATGGTGGTCAAGCGCATCCTCACACTGTTCAATAGTCCAGACGGTTCCTGGCTGAATCTCAGGGCCAGTGGCTCCCCACCCAATCGTCCAAGGATATCCACGAGTGCCAGGATCGGGATAAGCGGTCACACGACCGTCAGGCAGACGCTTTGCAAGCCCCTCAAAGGGCTTTATCAGTACATCTTTACAAAGCTGCTTAGCTTCATTCACGATTTGTTGTACTTCTCAATCGACCGTCCTACAAACCAGAACGTTAACATCATGTTCAACATGGCGAAATCATCTTCGTCATAACTCTTGGTCAAGACCTCAGCCCAGTTTGCATTGGTCTGAAAAGCAATTGTTAAACCAGCAGCTTTGACAGCCACGTATACGCCAAATGCAATCCAAGTAAGACCGGGGCGGGTAACAGCAGTGATAAAAGAAGCGAACCAGCCAGCCTCTTTTGCGGTCTGGGCCTGTTCCTTAAATGCCTCCTTAATCGTATCCATTTGCTGGATGCTGTAGTCAACATACTTCTCCTCCATCTTGAACTCGCCTCGCATCTTCTCAAGGTCGGTCTGGAGTTGGAACATGGATAGCTCGTGCTGACGCTCATTCTTTTTGTCTAAGAACTTTAAGACTTCAGGGGCAAGCCTGAACAGGCCACCGAATATTGAACCAAGGAGACCGCCACCTAGCAACTCAAACATTACTTACCTCCTTTGGCGATACGCTCACGCTCTTCAAGCAGTTTGACCTTGACCTGAAGTTCGTTGATCTGCACCAACAACTGCTCTTTCAGAATAGCGCGTCGTTCGGCGCTGATTGGACTATCAGTGGGTATGCCTTCTTTGGTAATCAGCGCAGGCATCTGCCCCTCGATTTTGGTCAGCCGCTCAGAGAAAGATGCAACCTGACCGAGTAGCCAAGCGAGTGCAGCCACTACGATAGGGATGACTGCTTTGAGAACGTCTGACCAAGCCATTACAATGTTCCTGCATTAGTAGAAGGGAATGAACGTGCAACGTCTGATGATCTTGTACCTGCCCAAATAATTCTTACTCCCCCAGAAGCCCCATTAGCTCCAGCATTTCCTAGAGTAACGCTACCCGCACCTCCGCCACCACCATACAACCCACCTGCACCACCTACAGCACCAGATCCATTAGTACCAGAACTACCTGATGATCCGCCACCACCGCCGTTCCCAGCACTTGAACCACCACCTGTAGAGCCTGCTGTACCGTTAGAACCGCTACCTAATAATCCTGTACCCCCACCACCTCCGGCTGCGTATCCGCTGCTACCAGCTCCACCACCGCCACCACCGCCACCTCCTCCAGAACCTGCTGTGGCACTTACTACCCCAGGACTAAAAGTACCCCCTATCCCGCCTGTGCCACCCGTACCTGAATATCCACCTGCTCCACCACCTCCCGCAGAAGACTCTGGAGGATCTGCTGTGGAATGCGTTCCGCCATTACCACCGCCATCACCTGTATATGTTCCGCCTATACCTTGAACATATCCAACCCCATCTACACCACCACCGCCCCCACCGCCACCTTTTACGGTTGATGTGTCAATAAAATAGCTGTCACCACCATTACTACCCCAAGTAAAGGAGCCGAAAGAGTAATAGCTACCTATACCAGCAGCACCTACAACAACTGTATAAGTGTTTCCAGGAACTACAGTGATGTTATTTTTATAGCCTAAACCGCCTCCACCACCAGCCCATGCTCTACCGCCACCGCCACCAGCACCTATAGCAACAACAGAAACTGAAGTGACACCGAATGGTGCAGTCCAAGAGTAAGTTCCAGCGGTTGTGTAAGACTGCTCCCCTGGCGGTATGCCCGCCCCAGAAGTTGCAAGGACTTGTACTGCACCTGTCATGTTACAGCTCCAGAAATAATGCAGGCAGTAGAAGAAACAAAAATAATAGAAGCTACACCTTTAGGACCGAGCGTTACAGTCCCGCCACCTTTCGCTACCGTAGACCCAGAAATATTGGCAGTTGTAGTGTTAAAAGTTATAGTAATCCCTGTGGTATTTGTATTTATAAGGGAAATTACATCCCCGTCAGCAATAGACCCACCACCTGAATAAGTATTGTTAGGTACAACGATAGAACCACCTGAACCTATCTGTACATACTTTCCGACATCGCCAGCAGCAAGCGTATAACTTGATGTTTTAGTTCCTGTATTGGGGATATTTCTAAACCCCGTCGTCATAGTTTCAGCGGGAAAAGTTATCGTGTAGTTAGTTGCGCTTGAGTTGGCGCTAGAGAAAGTCGAGTATCCAGCACTCGATCCTAAAAGACGTATAGAACTCGCCGTCAGTAACGATAGATAGGTAATAGCGTCAACAACATTAGTCCCATCACTATAGACCATCATGGTCACGCCGTTAGGTATCGTAACCCCTGTACCTGATGCACCAATTACCCGAATCGATTGCCCATTTTGTGTACCGTTTTTAACTATGTACAACTTCTTTATAGGAGCTGACCCTGCTTGGTTATTGGGAAGAATAAGATCCCGTGTAGCAGTTAGATTTCCAGATGATGTAAGGTTTAAGTACAGGTTACGCGCTTCTTGACTTGAGTTGCCGTTCGTAAGCGTTAGTGTGTAGTTTGCATCCGAAAATGTAATTGTCGCGGAACCAACAATTGCTTGCTCAAAAACGTTGGAAAACGCGTTGTTTGTAATTGGTCCCCATGTACCGTTTTCTTCGCCGGTACCGATGAGTTGAACTTTTAGGTTGGTTGAGTACGTACTCATGTTTTTAGTCCGTATTAATTAAAGTCCATTGCGCTGATTGGGTGTTAGCGATCTGTGCCCAGTTAGCAATCTGAGTATCAGCAATCGGTTCCCACAAAAGTCTACGAGTAAACAAATCAGTCAAACTAATAGTATCTGCAATCGTGATACCTTGGTAGATGGCGTTTGACGTTAAAGTTTCTACCAACGAGATAAATTCTGCCACTGACGGGTTAAGCGTGCTACCTGCTGTGCTAAGCGAATCGGCAACACTTATAAGCTCTGATATTGAAAGTCCTTGATAGTTTGCTGTATCTGCCAACGCATCAGATAGTGCAATAGTGTCAGCAATAAGGAGATCAAACGATATACTGGCTAAAGTTAGGTCAGTTAAAGTTAAAGTATCTGCGATTGTATCGCCGTAAACGCCTGTGGGATCGGCTACTAGATCAGTTAGGGTTATGACATCTGAGATGCTTATTGCTTGATAGTTGGCGTTTGACGCGAGAGAATCCGCCAGCGAAAGGGTTTCTGTTATGGTTATACCTTGGTAGTTTGCTGTAGACGAAAGTGAATCAGAAACAGAAATTGTCTCAGCCAGAACCAAACCATGAAACGCATTGTCACTTATTGAATCAGTGACTGATATTGACTCAGCAATCGTAAATAAAATATCGTAGTTGTTAAATACTACGTCAGACAGAGAAACAGATTCAGCAAGCAACGCATTAACTATATACCCCCCACTCGTAGAATCAGTGAAAGATACCGTATCACCAAGTGATATATATTGTACTGCCGTTGTTGCAACAGAATCAGTGAGGGATACCGTATCTGAGAAAGAAAGAAACTGAGTTGCGGTTGAAGTTACTGAATCTGTGAGAGAAACAGTTTCGGCAATAGTTAGACCGACTACAAGTTCTTCAGCAGTCGCATCAGTAACACTGATACTTTCAGCTAAAACGTCATTAAAGACGTTCGCCCCTAAGCTTGCAAAGGGTGCTGTAGCAAAGGGGGTTATGCCGAACATTTAAGTAGTTGTAAATAATTCGTTATTAGCTAAATTAATTTGCGTGGGGTTATCTTTAATTCTTGCTGTTGAAGTTTCCCTGTCAATTTCAAGTAATCCTTCGCAGCAAATATTGTAGTCAACGCCGTTTATATCTTTTTCGCTTTTAATAGGAACCGTAATATCAAGATGTTTAAATAGATATTCTTTTTCGCCTTCAAAAACTCTCCAAACGTGATCTACAGTCCCGCGTCCGGGTTGACCCCTTGTTTTGTTAAACCGAATGCTGTATTTGTTCATATAACTTCAGCCGTTGAGCAGGATAGTATGTTAGATGTCGCATGCTGTACTGCTAAGTTAAAATGCACAAATTTTATTGGTTTTTCGGCCGCATGTCGGGTGAAAGAATGCGCTAACCACGAATTAGTGAATATCATTAACCCAGGTGTCGGGACAAAATTAACCATACTACTTGCCGGGGTCGCTTGAGTTACATCAGTTTGAGGTAAATCTATTTGTACTTTACCGGCGCGTGGATCGTGAAAAACAACACGCGATGAATTATCTGGCACCTCAAGAAAATAAAACCCGACGATTTGCTCGCCATATCCATGAACATGCTGCTCCATAGCAGAATGTCTGTGATGTTCTTGCGTCCACATTCCGGTAAACACCATTTCAAATTGGTGCATAGCGTAACCTTGGTCAGCCAAAATTTTCCAAGCAGTTACACCAACAAACTCAGTAAATTCAGCAATTCGGGAGTCTTTAGAGTAGCTATCACTCATTAATACCGGATAAATTTCATCTACAGGTTGTTCACGCCTTACTGACAAATATTCTTCAGAAACTGCACTGACACTTTCCAAAAAATCTGGTCGCTCAACAAGATAAATTGGGCAAGTAAAAAAATCTTTTACAGCAAGATTCGTTGTATTTACTATTTCTCCAACCGAATCTAATGTCTTATCATTAATCACTATACTAAAACCCAAGAAATAGTTGCTTCATCCCATCTGTATTTTTTATCGTCTGGCTCACTTACGCAAGGAATGGGGGGTTCCCATTGTAAAACAATATTATTATTATTTATTGGTTTGAGTGTATCTGGATTGCCGGGGTAAGGAATAGGGGGTACCCACTTTTTTCTTCCAATATCTAATACAAACGAAGGATACAGTTTTGGCGGCATAAACGCATCATGTTCTAACAAATAAACTGCCCCAATCCCAGGAAAATGCCACCTAAAAGAAGCGTTGTAACTACACTGAACAAAATTAAATTCTTCACCAAAATGTTGCTTTAAAAACGCAATACCAAGACTTTCCTGTTCTTGTCCATTTTCATCAAGCATTGTTTGGTTGCTAACTACAATAACTTCTATAACTATATTTTCGTTATTTAGTTTTGCAAAATGTGCCATGATTTAAACCTAAAGAGTAATAGTCCCAGTGCCAGTAAATTTGTAATACCGATAACCACCTGTTACTGTAATTGTCGGGGAACCCGTTGTAGAAGTCGCGGCTGGTTTTGAATCTACATACCTTACAATAACAACTCCACTACCTCCTGTTCCCCCTGGAGTATATCGTGCTCCTGCTCCCCCGCCAGTATTAGCCGTGCCGCTACCGCCGTTTGTGCCACCGCCACCAAGTCCACCAACACCGGGATTACAATCCCAATTCTCATTATTTACACCTGCACCGCCGCCACCGTAATAAGTGCCAGAAGCTGTAGGCCATTCAACCCCATCTCCACCATAACTAGCCCCATCTGTATTACCTACCTCAGCAGCACCACCCCCTCCACCCTGCCTCCATGCACCTGATGAGCTACCACCCGCATAACCTTCAACAGGCGAATAACCACCCGTATTACCCGATCCTTGACCAGCTCCACCTCCACCATTTCCTGCGAAACCACCAGCACCGCTGCCCCCACTTTTAGATGATCCTACTATAGCGCCCGGATTACCACTGTAAGTGCCTACACCACCACCCCCGCCAGTAGCTGTATATAAATTTCCTGTTCTTCCAAAAGATGAATTAGACCCGTTTGAACCTTGATCACAAGATCCACCAGCGCCGCCCGCACCAACAGTAGCTGTATAGGCTACACCAGCAGAAAGACCGGAATACGTTATAATTCTTACACCACCCGCACCGCCTGGGGCACCACCCCCACCCCCACCTCCAGCCCCACCCCCACCTGCAACAATCAAAACCTCAAAATTTGAAGGTATATTAGCCCCCCCTCCAAAACCAAATCCTTTAGCTGAGGCAGCTCCACGCCTACTAAGTAAAGGCATTATTTACTCCCCTATTTAAATTGTGTTTGCGATGCAAACACCGTGAATGCTGCGCTACCGGTTTTAACAATTGTGTAACTGTATACATCTATTGAGCTTACATTGCCTGACGTTGGTGCTGCGCCACCCTGCCATTTTGGTGTTACTGAAGAACCATCGACCTGCACCGCAGAATTGTAGTATGCGGTTGCACCTTGAGTTACAAGAAAAGCCACAGTTATAGATTCACCGGTGGACATTAGAGTATTGAGGCTGGTGCCGCTTGAACCACGAAAATTTACTGTCCAGTTAGCTGAAGCATTTGAGGTGTAATACAGAACGGATTGCGTAGTTACATCGTAAGCAATAGTGCCTGTTGCAGCAGTTGCACTAATTGTGCAAACCTCTTTAGAGTTCGTTAGCGTCATAGCAGCAACACTAGTAGAACCGCTAAAAGTTTGAAGTGCGGTAAAACTCTGAGCTGTTGACAAACCTGCAAGTGTTACCGCTGCGTCTGGTAGTGTATAAGTCCGCGCCGCAGACGGACCACTGAAAGTTATAAATTGTGTTGCTACAGGAATTGCAGTGTCTGCATCTGGAAATGTAACAGTTCTATTAGCAGAAAGTGTCGTTGGTGTTAAAGTTACCGCGTAACTATTTGTGCCCCCAGTTCTACCAGCTAAAACTACGGCATCTTGAGTAGAAGCCGCTTCTGATCTAACTGCATTAGTAGCTCTGAATGTTTGCGCTACGGTAAAAATATTTGCAGCCCCCGGTATAGCTGCTGTCGCAAACGTAAGATTGCCAGAACCATCTGTTTGCACGAATTGGTTTGCTGTACCATCTACCCCCGGTAATGTAAATGTTGTAGTACTAGCAGTATTTGCACTTTGTAGCGTGGTAGTGCCCGATCCGCTAGAATTACCCTGAATCTTTAAATTACTCATAACAAATTCCTAGCCAAAAATTAACCAACGTTGATTTGTTGGCACAGTAACACTAACCCCAGAATTGATAGTGACGGGTCCAACACTCATTCCGTTTCTACTTGACTGTATCGTATAGTTAGTAGAAATAACTTGGTCAGTTTCGTTAATAGTGCTTATAACGTTTGCACTTGCCGGATAAGTAACGAAAACGTCTTTAGTACCGGCACTAAAAGTTACTTTAGACCCACTATTACTTGAAGAAAGAACTGTATCTCGGCTAAGCGTTGTGCCGCTAGATGTATAGGTACCGATCCCAACTTCCCACTCGGAAGTACCTTGCCCTGCAATGGTATAAAACGTGGTGTTACCGTTACCAATTGCAGCAAAAGATTGAAAGCCGGTGGAAGCACCGGCAAGGGTTATAGTCCCTGTACCGGCGGTGGTGGTTGTTTCCTTAACACGATCAGCGACAACGAAGGCCATGAAAAGCCCCTATTAAGCAGCAGCATTAGACAGGCTGTAAGTTACATTCAACGTGTCACCATTGACAACATTACGACTTGCCGAGAATGTTTTTGCAGAGAACAAAACGCCGCTAGTACCACTGGCAACGCTACAAACAAACGCACCTTCAACTGTGCCAGTGCCTGTAATACTAAAAGAACGTGCACTTGAAGTGATGACAGAAGGATTGGCAGTCGTAGAACTCGCCCAAGAAATTGATGGTCTGCTACCTGAATAACTGGAAAATTCAGACCAACCTGAATGTGAAGCAAGCGTATCAGTAGCTGCAACACCAGTGGTAACAGAACTCATAAGACCCATGTACCACGTCGTAATCTGTGACGTACTGCTGTAATAGAAGTACACGTTGTTCATGCTGTTTAGACCTTGGTTCACAACAAGGTTGCGAAACTCTTCAGTCCACTTCAGATTACCAGAAGCGTCGATACATTCGACCGTGAAAACGCCCCCGACCTGAATCAAAGACTGTTCAGCCTGATTCATGATTAAGGATGTTTGAAAATTATCAGATTTGGCTGAAACGTCTTTCATGATTAACCTCTACTCAATGCGAAGAATCGCATCAGTGGCTGATGCGGCTGGGAATGTAATCACCAAGTCCTGTGCAACTTTGGTAATCGTACTACCGAAATTCAGAACACATACTGCACGGTTTCCATTAGTGTAATTGTAGATCAATGCTCCGGCACAGGAAAGGGTAACGCTGCTAAAAGTAGCTGTCTGAAATGACCAGTAAGCGGTGGTTCCGCTTGTTGTTGGTGTGATGTTTGTGAGTGCAATCCCGCCAGCAGTGTAATTGGTTCCACTCGTCGATACTTCCCCAGCGGATGAGTAAACGGTTGTATCTGCACCGAGGGTGGCAGAGGAGAGGTACAAAGCGATTTTGAAA